TCGTTTTGAGTCTTCGGTAGCTCGCTTGTTGGCGGTCCTTGCTATACCACTGTGTTTTGTCAACAATGGTGGTTGGGTTAGGTCTATGGCGAACATGAAAGGTCCACCGGCATCCAGGGCTTCGGTGGCCAAGCTGATTGAGAACCTGGACTGCCTCGATACCGTAGACACCATGCTATTGGAGGGCACGCCCGCGATCGACGTGGCCCAGTTTATCCAGCAGGACCAGGGCGCTCTGACCCAAGTCAACGAGCAGACCCTTGTGAACGCTCTGACGGCCAGGCGGCATCAGAAGCAAGAGGTGATTGGGATGGCCGGTCGTTATGGCGGGGGCGGGGGCGAGGCGCCGCCAATGCGGCAGCCGTCGAGGACGCCTGGAGCCATGGTCAAAAGTCTCTACGACCGGACCAAGGGAGGCATCCAGGAGATGCTGGAGCTGGAGGCTCTGTTCCTGGCCCAGCGAGATCGCGTTGACCGAGCCATAGAGACCGAGAACGAGACGGGGGCTCTCAACGAAGGCGCTGGCAAGGAAATCACGCGCGCGACCGACATACTCGTGGAGCGATTCAAGGTCACCCATGCGCTCGGGCTGACCGAGAGCGGCGACAACTTCAAGTACAACCTTGATCTTCGCGGCTACAGCCAGCGAACGGCGGATATCCTCAACAACCCAGAATCAAGGCATCGGGTCATTTCGATCGTGGAGCGCATTGCGGCCCATGCGAAACAGTCCATGCCCACGGAGCCTGAGATCGCGCTCTCATTGCCGAGGTCGCTGAAGACCGGCGACGGCAACAAGGAGTAGCGTGCCGATCATCGATCGCAATGGCCGCCCGAGGTCAATAAGGACCGACGACGAGGATCGAGGCGTTCTCCTGAAGGACATCTCGCGCCTTCCCGCGCATGAGCAAATTGCCGTGTTGGAAATGTACGAGAAGCTGCGTGTCGGGCATACCGAATCGTTCGAGTCGCTAACCAAGGTTGAGTACATGTCCTCTCCGGTGGACATTCGGACATACCTGACTGACCCATACTTTCTCGGCGAAACGGGCAGCTCGCTTTGGCCGCAGCTTGTCGAGGACATGGTTGGGCTGTTCGAGGGGCACTATCACGAGGTGGCGCTGACGGGCTCGCTTGGGTGGGGCAAGAGCTTCTTTGCGACTACGGCGCTGTCGTACGTGCTCTATCAAATGAGTTGCCTACGCGAGCCGCAGAAGGCGTACGGCATCGACGGCGGATCGCAAATCTATCTGGCGATGCTCAGCGTGACGGAGAAGGTTGCCAAGCGCGTGGCCATCAACGAGTTCATCGGCAAGGTCTCGCGCAGCCGCTATTTCAAGGAGAAGTTCCCGCCGCAGGCGGCTCCGAGCCAGCTTGAGATTCGATTCCCGCGACAGATCCAGGTCGTGGCGGGCTCGACCGGCAGCTCGGCGATCATTGGTCTGAACGCTTTCGCCGGGTTCATCGACGAGACGAGCTTCATGGGCGACATCAAGGAGGTCGATCGAAGCGGCCGAGTCGTCAGCGTGGACAAGGGCGAAGCGATCTACAAGTCGATCATTCGTCGCATGAAGTCGCGGTTCCAGAAGGTGGGCAGGCTTCCTGGGATCATGATTATCGCGTCGTCGAAGGAGCGCCCGAATGCGTTCGTCGAGCAGCGTATTCGGCAAGCAAGAGAACAGGACGACGTCGATTTTTTTGTTCGCGAGTACAGCACCTGGGAAGTCAGACCAGCAGAGACGTTCACCGGCAAGTTCTTCAAGGTTGGCGTCGGGGACGAGAAGCTGCATTCGCGCATCATGTCTGGAGATCCTGACGAGGAGGCGCGCCTGCTCGACGGCGGCATGCGCATCATTGACGTGCCGGAGGAATATCGCCAAGACTTCGAGCGCGACCTCGAAGGCAGCCTGCGAGACATCGCGGGCGTGGCGACGGTTTCGGTCAGCCCGTATATCCAGCGCTCGGAGCAGATTTATGGAGCAGTTGACGATTCGTTGCCGTCACCTGTTGGCGGCGAAGACAGCGGAGACCTGGCGCAGGAATGGGTCGCCGGAACGTCGTTGATGATCCATTGGAGTCGCATCGCGACTCCGAAGGAGATGCGTCTTCCTGGCGGCTACACCGAAATCAAGTGGCGGGCAAAGCGCAACCCGACCGTCACGCGGTATGCGCACATCGATCCGTCGCTCACGGGCGACAGCACGGGACTCGCGATTGGCCACATCTCTGGATGGACAGAAGTCGTGCGCAGAGATCCGGCGGGCGAGGAGTACAACGAGCTGGCACCGGTCATCGAGACGGACTTGTTGCTGAGGATCACTCCGCCTCCCGGCGACGAGATCCTGCTGAGTGACGTCAGGGCAATCATCTACCAGTTCCAGGAGCACGGTTTTCACATTGGCTTCGTGTCGATGGACTCGTACCAGTCGGCCGACGCGCTTCAGCAGTTGCGTAAGCGCGGGATCGAGGCCGAGGTTGTGTCGGTGGACCGAACCACCGAGGCGTACGACGTGCTCAAGACGGCGTTGTACGAGAACCGGGTCAGGATGCACAGGAACGACCACTGTTTGCGAGAGCTGAGCCAGCTGCAACGAGTCCCCAAGCCGGGCGGCCGCGGCTTCAAGATCGATCACCCGAAGATAGGGGCAGACGGATTGCCGGGGAGCAAGGATCTCGCCGACGCCCTGTCCTCGCTCGTGTTCAGCCTGACTCAGCGGACGCCTGGAATGCCCGTTGCGCCACAGCTCGGCACGAGCACGGATGGGCGCGGAGAGGTCCGGGACGACTCGTGGGTGACTGACGGGCGACTAATTGCTATGCAAGAAACTGGTCCGCGTCGCCCAGGCAGCGGTATCGTTGGCGGCGAGGCGCCGAATCCGGGTACTATGCCGATGCCGTTCATAAAAGGTTGAGTTGATTCGTGGCTAAGCGACGACCGATCACAGAAGGCTTCGTTGCCGGAGTCAGTAACTCGATCCGGCAGTTCTTTGCTCGATCCGAGATCGCGCAGGCGGCTGAGATTCAGCGCGGCGGTGCGCCGAGCGTCGAGCGGGCAGGGTTGCCGTTCAACCTGGTCAACCAGTTCGGGTATGACTCGCTCGCCGAGCACCTGCGCATCGATCAAGACCTCCAGGCTCGGTACACCGACTACGAGGAAATGGACGAATACCCAGAGATTTCATCGGCTTACGATATTTACGCCGACGACTCTGCAATGCCCAACGAGAAGGGCCAGTCGATCTGGATCAGCTCCGACAACCGGGCCGTTGAGTCAGACCTGATGGAGATGCTGCACAAGCGCATCCGCATCGAGGACGACATCTGGGGCCTGGAGCGCACGATCGGCAAGTACGGCAACGCCTTCGGCGAGCTGCTCGTCGGCAAGGAGGGGCTCGTCGGAATCAACTTCCTGCCGCCGCCCACGATGCGTCGTGTCGAAGGTCCGCAGGGACAGCTGATCGGCTTCATCCAGGATGTCCGAGGCGAGTTCAACGTCGGCCTGGAGGACTTCTACAAGCTCGCGGCCGAGCGTGGAGCAGACGGGGAGCGCCGTCGCCCGCCGGGTGAGTTGACGGTATTCGAGGACTGGGAGGTCGTTCACTGGCGCTTGCGCGGCAAGCACCTGCGCTCGGTGTACGGACACGGCGTGGCCGACGGCGCGCGCTGGATCTGGAAGCGCTTGAGCCTGCTCGAAGACGCGCTCCTGATCTACAAGCTCTCGCGCGCGCCCGCGCGCTACGCCTTCTACGTGGACATCGGCGAGTACGACCACGAGCGCGGACTTGCCTACGTCAACCGCGTCAAGAACCAGTTCGTGAAGCAAAAATTCATCAACCCGAACACGGGGAAGATGGACATGCGGCACTCGCCGCTCGCGCACGACGAGGACTTCTTCATCCCCTCGCGCGGCGGCAAGGATTCGACGCGCATCGAGATGCTCCAGGGGCCGGACTACGCTGAGACCGACACGGTCGAGTACCACCGCGACAAGCTGGTGAGCGCGATCAAGGTGCCGAAGGCGTATCTCGGCTACGGCGGCGAGGCGTCCAAGTCATCGCTGTCGAGCGAGGACATTCGGTTCGCGCGGACGGTCATGCGCGTCCAGCGCGAGACCCGGAGCGGCGTTCGTAAGGCGTGCCGCGTCCACCTCGTGGCCAAGGGGGCTGACGTGGATCGTTACGAGTACGACGCGGTCATGTCTGTGCCGTCGGCCATCCTGGAGCTGGCCAGGCTGGAGGTCATGTCGGCCACGGCCGATCTTGCCCAGCGGACCGGAGAGATCCTGTCCTCGAAGTGGATCCTCACGACCTTGTTCAAGTATTCCGAGGAGGAGGCCGAGAGGCTGATTCTCGAAAAGGACGATGACGCTCTGCGCAAGGCCAAGATCGAAGCCGAGGCGCAGCGGCTATTGGCCATGGCTCAGCAATCGGCCGCTCCGCCAGAAGAAGGCGGCGAGCCAGCGGCTGGCGGAGCTGAGGCAGGGCCGGAAGCCACGCCGGAGTCGCGTGGCCGCCGTGGAATTTCGCGCACCGACCAGGTCATGCTGGAGCGTAAGCTCGGCGACATGATCAAGCGCCAGGGCGACGACACGCGCAGATCGCTGGAGCGGAAGATGGATTCTCGTTGGCGGGCCGAGGACAAGATTGCCGAAGCCGTGTCCAAGAACTCAGGGGTGTCCGGCCGACTGCGACGGATCGAAGGCTTGCTCGGCGACGTGCGCGCTGCGATGCGCCCTGTCGAATAGCCACCGTTTTCTTGACACCAAGTTTCAGCAACGAATACCGTGGCTACTCAGTGAACATCTCTACGGAAAAACTCGTTGACGGCGACTTCCTTGCCAAGCTGATGGCTGGGTCGATGGAGTCGGCTGTTGGCTCCGTTGAGGAGGCTGTAGCAGCCAACGCTGCACTGTTCGGCGCGGAGTCGTGCGAACTGAGCACGGTCGCCACGTATCCCGACCATTTCATCGTGGTCAACGAGCACGGCGAGTTCTATCGGGGCCGCTGGGCCATGGGCAGCGACGGCGTCGAAATTTCTGAAATTGAAGAAATCGACGTCCCGGTGTTTGAGGCGTCGGCGATGGGCGCGCAGGTTCGCGAGGAAGCTCGTGAGGCCGCCAAGGCTCTGCTGATGGACGACATGGAAACGGCCGAGGACAAGATCCGGTCGCTGTACCGCCTGGTTCGGGCTGGCGTGCGCCTCACTGCCGAGGGCGTCGATGACCTGTACTCAAAGCGGGACTACGCCTCTGATGATTGGTTCCAGGCCGTCCAAGAAGAAGGAGCCAAGATCCGGGCGTTTCTCGGATCGGAGGCAGACCGTGTGCCGGTGTTCAAGCGCCGGTTCTTTTCGGCTGTCGATGGAGCTGTCACCGAGGCTCAGGCAGAGGGCCAGCGCGACACCCTGAAGCAGGGGCTTGGGGAACTGCACCGCGGCTTCGTAGGGATGCGCAACCAGATCGCGTTGGCGCGTCAGATCGATGGCACGCGCAAGCTTCGCGACGAGTCCTCCGGGATGGAGTCCTCGGACTTCGTTGAATTCGTGGGCGGCCTTAGCGCTGCTCTTGACGATGTGATCGGCATCCTGGGCGACGCTCAGGCAGTGGCCGAAGACGGTTCTATCAAGTGCCTGGCGAGGGTCCATGACGGGATCGCGAGCCAGGCGAACGAGTGGGCGCTGGCGTCAGCGTTCTGTGAAAAGCTCGCAAGACGCTTCGTGGGCTAAACGGTATCTTCACTGCTCGTCACGGCGAGACATGGCCGCATAATCGGAGGATTGAGACATGCTGAATCGGAACACGAAGGTTCGTTCACTGGCCGAGGAACTGAAAGAGATCGGCTTGGACCCCAAGAAGACGATTGGCCAAATCAATCGCACGACGAAGCTGGTCGAGTCTCGCGCATTTGGCAGCCAAGGCGGGGGTGCCCCGTCGTACCTGCGCCCGGTCAAGCCGGTCAAGGCGCTCTCCGAGGCGACGGAGTCCACGGACTACGACGACGACGGTGACGGCATCGATCTGTCGGAAGCGGTGAAGATGGTGAAGCAGCGCCGCATCGGCGCAGCGGAAAAGGCCAAGACTCGCCGGGAACGCATGCACAATCGCGGCAAGATCAAGCAGGCTGGCAAGGCGTACCGCAGGGGCAAGGGCAAGCGCGTAATCAAGAGGCACGCGAAGGTCACCAAGCGCATCGGCGTGGCCGGTATGCAAAGGCTGGCCAAGGGTCGTAAAAAGGTGATGACGCAGGGCGATAGCCCGCTGTCGAACCTGCGCGAGGATCTGAACAGCGCCGAGGGCATCGAGATCGGGTCCAGCAATTCGACGAACGCTCTTGAGGACGCCGCACGCAACGCTGGTTGGCTCGCCATGTATATCGGCGAGATTTTCGAGGCGGTCGGAGACCTCCAGTCCGCGGACACGTTGTTCGACGCGAGCGACGCATCGGCCGACCTGGCCGAGCAGCTCTCGGGCGACATCACCGAGGAAGACCTCACCGAGGAGCAGTCGCAGATGCTGGAGCGCGTGCTCGGCACGCTCGTGAAGGCGCTTCGCATGTACGAAGCCATGGGCTCCCCGTCGCTCTTTGATGCGTTCGATCTTGCCGAGATGGACGGCGATGACGACGAGGACGAGGACGAAGACGAAGACGAAGACGACGAGGACGACGACGAGGACGACGACGAGGACGAGTGACCGACGGGCGAATACTGATTCGTCTCTCGGATTTGATGGAAGGCAATAAGCGGAGGTCGGCGTATAGGAGCGCGAGACGGGAACTGATTGGATTCGAGCTGCCCACTTCTGGGATCAGCAAGAAAAAGAGAAAGTCCCCCGAGGACAAACCGGGACGTCTAATCGCAAGGACGCCCCTCGCATCCAGGCAACGCTGGCGAAAGTGGTGACATGGCTGAACTCCTGATCGATTCGATGCCGATGCTCAATGTCCAGCTCCACGAGGATGCTGGGCATCCGGGCAAGATCATCATTCGTGGCCAGTTCGCTCGCTCGGACAAGGCGACGGAGAACAAGCGTCTGTATCGCGAGAATCTCTGGCGTCGGGAGTTTGGTCGTCTCAGCGAGGCCATCAGCAACCGCGGCATGTTTGGCGAGCTGGATCACCCGTCTGACGGTCGCACCAAGCTCGCGCGCGTGAGCCACATCATCACGAAGCTCGACATCAGGGGCAACGAGGTGATCGGCGAAGCCGAGGTCATCGACACTCCCAACGGCCGCATTATGAAGGCGCTTGCCGCGGCCAATGCCCGGGTCGGAGTTTCGAGCCGCGGGTTCGGATCCACCAAGTCGTTGCCGGATGGCACGCTGGAGGTCCAGGAGGACTTCCGGCTCGACACGTTCGATTTCGTTGCTGATCCAGCTACCAAAACCGCTTACCCCAAGGTTTTCGCCGAGGAACGTGAGCGGATGTTCGAGGGAGATGACATGACGCTGGCCGATCTCAAGCGTAACTATCCGGGCCTCGTCGAGGAGCTGTCCAAGCAACTCACCGAGAACACTTCGGGCGCAAACATCTCTCGTCTCATTCAGGAGACCGAGGAGCGGACCACGCAGCGACTGACCGAGGACTTCGGCGTCAAGCTGCGCCGGGCGACCGAGGTTCTCGAAGACGAGATCGCTTCCCATGTCAGGAGCGACCTGCTCAGTGACCCGGCGGTTGCCGGTGCCAAGCAGGTTGTTGAACAGATCGTTGGCCTGGTGAAGTCGTACGGGCTGGACCCGCAGGCGCGCGAGGACCTGGACAAGCAGACCGAGGAAATCGCTTCGCTGAAGACACGCCTGGCGGACCGTGAGCTGGAAGTTCACAAGCTCCAGGCAGAGTCCAACGAGCTTCGCGCGCTGGCCAAGGAGGCCGCCTACCGGCTGCACCTGGAGCGTCTGGTCGGCAACGATCCGTCGCGTGAGGCCATCGAAGCTCTCATCGGGGACGTGACGAAATTTGCGACGAAGGAGGAGATCACCTCCAAGGTCGAGACCGTAAAGGCGGAGCTGGACAAGCGCGGCGGGGCAGTGAGGCCGATGTCGGACAAGGCTGCCGAGGCTGCCGAAGCTGCCGCCGGAGAAGCGGCCGAGAGCATCGCCGAGAGGGACGAGGAGATCGCGCTGCTGAAGTCGCGCATCGAAACGATCGAAGCGGAAAAGGCGAGGGCATCGGATCGCGCCGTGAAGGCCGAGGGTACGGCCCGCAAGGCTGTGCGCGTCGCCGAGGACCTTGAGATCCAGCTTCACGTGGAAAAAAGCGTGAGCGAGCAGTCAGATGAGCACCGCTTGGCTCTGCGAGAGCTGTGTGAGGACGCGGCTTCGGTGAACGAGGTCGATCGCATCGTGCGCCGCTTCAAGCCAGCTCGGAGCATCGACGAAGATGAAGCAAGTCGGATCCGAGCCCGGGTTTCCCGTGGCAAGGGTCGTGATTTGACGGAAGACACCAGTGGAGCCAAGGGCGCCAATGGTGTGAGCGGATCGAATGGGCGAGGGCTCGGCCCCCTCGCTGAAGTCGGTCTGGACACGGCTACATTCGATCGACTCGCCGGTAGAAAAAACCGGGCCTGAGTACGAGAAGTTGAAAGTTGCTCGCTAAGGCGAGACAAGTATTGAGACGGGTACTGTAGGCCCCAACATAGGCCGGTTTATCGGAGGATAGTAGATGGAAGCGCGAAACATGATGACCGAAGCCAAGTCCGTGCGAGATGATTCGTACGGCGCATTACTCGAAGACAAGTGGGGCAACTTCCTCGAAGGCGTCAGCGAGCCGTACACGCGGCGCGTGATGTCGTTGCTGTACGAAAACCAGTTCGAGGACATGAGGCACCAGCTTCAGGAGGACACTCTTGCGAACAACGCGGGGACGTACACCAAGTACATCTTCCCGGTTCTGCGGCGTGTGTTCCCGAACCTGATCGCCAACGAGATCGTCTCGGTGCAGCCGATGACGGCCCCGGTCGGCGCAGTGTTCTTCTTTGAGTACAAGCACGGCAAGTCCAAGGGCGGGACGGTTGCAGGCAGCAACCTGATCCAGAACTTCGACAAGGACTTCAGC